CGGCAATTGGTTCATGGCCGCAAAATGGACAGGTTTTGTAAGTCATAGTGTGCCAATCAGCCAATGAAGGGCGAAGGCGCAGCCGTAGCCTATGGCGATGATCCACGCCAGCGTCAGGATGCCAAGGGCCGTTTCAAAGCCGCAGCCATAGGCGGGGCGCTCTGGGGGTGGGGTGTAGAGGGGGGAGTAGTCGGGGGTCATGGTGGTCATCCTTGGGGTGTGGTTGGCGGTACGGGCATAAGATATAATTATATTTGGGAGGGTGTCAAGCGGGTATTTTTGACGGGTCGAGAGTGTCGAAAGGCGCGAATGAGCGGGGGGCTACCGTTTTATGAGTCCAAAAGGGGAACAAAACCCCAAAAACCCAGCAATACAGCCATTTATAAGCCCGATCGGCATAATTCAGAGCATATGTCAAAAAGTGCATATGTCCGCCGGACATCAGAGGCCGAAAAAGCCCGATGTCCGGTTTTATGTCTCAAAACCCGCCTTGATGGTCGGTCATGTCCGGCCATATACCGCGCAACATTGATGCCGGACATGACACACACCCCCCCTATAGGGGGTGTGATGTCCGGTATGTCCGGTTTGGTTGAGAGGTTCTGAAGGATTGTGGAGCCTGTCAGGCTGCGCGGGGCTGGCGGAAAACCGCATCGGCAAACCATACATTCAGGCTGCGGATACCAGCACGGGCGGCCACGCTACAAACCGGCGGCACACGCTACGGTTGCGCTTGCCTTGATTGGCGGGCATTGGTGCGCTGCATTCGCATGGCCGTTCATTGATATCATTGGGTTATTTCGCGTGTTCGCGTATAACACCCATTATGTCCAATTGTGCTGCACTGCAGCATGGCAGGCTAACCCATTGATATTGCTAGGGTGCAGTGCAGCATGACTTTTCGATTTCGTTTTCAAAAAATTCTTCGACGGGGTGGGGCCTCGGTTGTCATCGACCCCCCGTACAAATGGGCCAACCCTACCATATTATGCGTTTTCCTAATGCCGCCTACTATATATTGACTTCATTCCATTTTTGGCGCACATTCTCGGCTGATTTTCAAAGTTTTGGAGCAATATGCCCTCAACATCTGATAAACAGCGTCGTTTCATGGCCGCAGCGGCCCACGACCCCAAAATCGCTAAGAAAGCGGGCATTCCGGTCAAGGTCGCCAAGGAATTCAATCAGGCGGACAAAGGCCCCAAGCTGGCCGCCGCCATGAAAAACATGCCAAAGGACTACGCCTGATGCCCGCACCCCCGCCCAAACACACTCAGTTCAAAAAGGGCAACCCCGGTCGCCCCAAGGGCCAGCAGAACAAGGCCACGCTGGCTGCGCGTGAGGCGATTGCCCGTTTTGTTGACGGCAATGCTGACCGGCTTCAGGAATGGCTGGACGAGGTGCATGACCGCGACGGCCCGCTGGCGGCGATCAAGTGTTTCTCTGACCTTATCGAATACCATGTCCCCAAGCTGGCCCGTACGGAATTGACGGGCAAGGACGAGGGTCCGGTTGAATTGGTTGTTAAGTGGCTAGACGCTAAGAAATAGGCTCAAGCGTGGCGAAGATCGACAGTCGGAAACTCGCAGCGGTCTTGGCGTCGGTTCAGCCCACGCAGCGTCCAACGCTGCCCACGGACGCGGACCCTGAAAGCCGTTTGACGCCGGGGCAGAGAACCGGGCTGGATTACAGCCGCGATGTCATGGCTAAGGGCGCTTATCAAGTAAATCCCGGTGACGACCCGTCAATCACCAGCTTCATGGGCGCTATCGACCAAACGCCAGAGGGCGATTATATCAATTACCCGACTTTTGTAGACGGCAAGGTAACTGACCGCAAGGCGGCGCTGCAACGCGCTTTTGACTACGAAGAAAAGACCGGCAAGAAGTTCGCCCGCTACCCCACGCCGCAAGCTGCCGACTTTGGCGAAATGCAGGTTGTCCATCCTATCATGGACGCTGATTCCGAAAAGGTTTTGGCGACTCCCGAAGCGCAAAGACGCTTGAGGAGCCTCAAATAATGGCAAGGAAGGAAATCAGCATTGGCTACGAACCCCGCGGCGCGTTCATGCCCTTCCATGACCGGACGCAGCGGTGGGCTTGCCTTGTGGCGCATCGCCGGGCTGGCAAGACCGTGGCCGCCATCAATGACATCATTCGCGCGGCGGTCATGTGCAAGTCGCCAAATCCGCAATTTGCCTATATTGCCCCGTTTCGCAGCCAAGCCAAGTCCGTGGCGTGGGATTACCTGAAGCGGTTTAGCTTGCCCATCGCCCAATCCTCCAACGAGGCGGAGTTGCAAATTGATCTTGTTACGGGCGCTAGGATTCGTCTTTTCGGGGCTGATAACGCTGACGCTATGCGCGGTCTTGGCTTTGACGGCATTTTTATGGATGAGTATGGCGATTTCCGGCCTAGTGTTTGGGGCCACGTTATACGCCCTACTCTGTCAGATAAGCAGGGCTGGGCGGTCTTTGCGGGTACGCCCAAGGGCAAGAACCAATTCTGGGACATCTACTCGGACGCCAAGAAAAACCCGGCGGAATGGTTCCTGTTGAGGCTTACGGCCACCGAAAGCGGGTTGCTGCCTCGGTTTGAGCTTGACGCGGTAAAATCCCAGATCACGCCTGATCAGTACATGCAGGAATACGAATGCAGCTTCGAGGCGGCCATCTTGGGCGCCTATTACGGCATTGAAATGCGCGAGGCGCAGGACCAGCAGCGCATTACGCATGTGCCTTACGATCCCAGCTTGCCAACGTATACGGCGTGGGATTTGGGTTACCGGGACGATACGGCTATTTGGTGGTACCAAGTAACGAGGAACGAAGTTCATGTTATCGATTATTATGCTGTTTCCGGCGCTTCTATTGATGACTTGTGCAAAGTTGTTATGGAGAAGCCATACCATTATGATAAGCATTATCTACCTCATGATGCAAAAGCTAAGACTCTAGCGGCGCAGGGTAAATCCGTTATTGAGCAGCTTGCCGAGCATCTGGGCATGGTGAACCTCAATATCGTGTCTGATCTGGGCGTCCAAGACGGCATTCAGGCCGTTCGTATGACGTTGCCTAAGTGCTACTTTGACGAACTCAAGTGCGCTGACGGCATCGAAGCCTTGCGGCAATACGAGCGCGAATACGACGAAGACAAGAAGGCATTCCGGGCGGCTCCCAAGCACAATTGGTGTTCGCATCCGGCCGATGCCATGAGAATGTTGGCTATTGCGTGGCGCAAGGAAATGCCAAGCAAGCCAATTGCGAGTGAGCGTCCATTGATTGTGGGCAAGAGTAACACGGCTACGCTTAACGACATGTGGGCGTCGCAGAAAACAAAGAGAAGGGCTAGACTATGAGCGGCGTAAACAACCCATATCGGTATATGTACGAACATGTTGCGGTGTCCCAGACCGCGCAGGTTCTTGGCGGCACGGGCGGAGTGGGCGACTATCTGCACCGCATCGTCTGCACGGTCAGCACGGCTGCGACTAGCGCTGTGCAGATTGTTGATGGGACGGGCGCTGGCGTCCTCACGCACACCGTTCTGCCCAACAACGCCACTCCCGGCATTGGCGTCTATAACATTGAACTCAATGCCGTGTCGGCCAATGGCGCGTGGAAGATTACCACGGGCGCGGGCGTCGAAGTCATGGCAGTCGGCATCTTCTGTGCGTAATAATTTTATCAAAGGATAATACAATGGCAATCGACCCCCAGAGAATGGCTGCTATCATGCAGAGTATGAAGATGGCAGCCCCGGCTGGCGCGCCTCCGGGCGGCGGCATGATGGCCCCGCAGGGCGGCGCTCCGGGCGGACCGCAGGGCGATGGCGTTGTGAAGTCAAAGATTTCCGGCACGGTCATGATGGCCCCGGGCGAAGGTCAGCAGGGCGGCCCTCCGGCTCCCGTGCAGATCAACGGCGACATCCGGATCAGCAAGCCGACAGTCGGCGGCCCGCCGAACATGGTGCATATCGAAGGCGAAATCACGATGGCCCCTCCCGGCGGTCAGGCCCCCGGCGGCCAGCCCGGTGCCGCTCCGCAGGGCGCTCCCGCCCCGCAGGGTATGCCCCCCGGCGGTATGCCCCCTCGCTAAAGGACTAAGCCATGCCCATAGACCCACAGCGCCTCGCCCAGCTTATGCAGCGTATGCAGCTTGCCAACCCCGGCGGGCAAGGCGGACCGCCGCCTAGCAGCTCCTTTGGCGCTCCTACGCAGGGCATGGCTATGCCCAACGCACCACAGCAGATCGGCGGCGGTGGTATGCCTCCGCAGGGCTACCCGATGCAGTCTCAGGGTATGCGTCCTCCCATGCAGCGTCCGAACGGCCCGCCGATTGGCGGCCCTCCGATGGCTGGCACTGGCGGCCCGACGCCCGGCTTGCCCCCTCGTCCCATGATGCCAACGGGCGGGATCCCCCCGCGTTAATACGACCTTAAGGAATTAGGCAATGTCTTACATTCTACCGGCTGGCGGAAATTCTTATAAGAATTATACTGCACTGGGCGCGCCGCAGCCCACTGGCGGAATGTATTCATCGTCGCAAGATTTCGGCTCTTATTTAAACAATAATCACCCCTTTGATACCAGCAGCCAGAATTATCATCCAGCTGCGTCAAGCAATCAGCAGCAGTACCCAAGCTACATGGCGCAAACGCAGCAGCAATATCCAAGCTATATGGCGCAACAGCAGCCAATGCAGCAGCCAATGCAGCAGCCAATGCAGCAGCCGCAATACCCTAACTATATGGCGTTGCAGCAACAGCAAAAGCAGCAATTTGCTAACTATATGGCACCGCAACCGCAGCAACCTCCACCGCCGACGAGCGACAACACTTTTGGCGACTTCATTAACGCTGAAGCAAGCATTGGCGCGCCAAGCCCTAGCCTTAATATGCAAAGCGTTGGTTCAAATGGTTTAGATTTTGGTATGACAAACGATCCTGTTGAACAAGCTAGAAGGCAAGCACAACAGAGAATGGATTTTCAAGCGGCTAATCCGGGGCAATCTATGGATAATGCTCTTAAAGGATTAAACGGGTCAGTATAGGAAAGTTATTAATATGGCATTGGAAAAAGTCGATTCGACTGTCCAGAAACTTCTTGGAAGTATTCATACCTACAACAATGAATACAAGAAGTGGGAAGCGCGTACCACGAAGATCATCCGCCGGTTCCGGGATGACCAAGGTACTGGCACGGGCATGACGAACGAGGCCGCGCGCTACAACATCCTGTGGTCCAATGTTAACACGCTGATCCCGGCGGTTTATTCCAAGATGCCCAAGGCCGATGTGTCTAGGCGTTTCCATGACAATGATGCCGTTGGCCGCGTTGCGTCTTTGCTGATTGAGCGCGTTCTTGACTACGAAATCGAACATTACCCTGATTTCCGTTCGTCTATGCGTCATGCCGTGGAAGACCGCTTCCTTGGCGGTCGCGGCGTGGCGTGGGTCCGCTATGACCCGCATATCAAACAGCAGGATGTTCCCGAAGATGGTTACCAAATCACGGAAGACGTTGAAACAGGCGAAGCCGACGAAGCCAAAGAAGGCGGCGACATCTACAACCCCACCGCCGGTAATGACGGAACCCCTGAAGAAATCGACTATGAGTGCGCCCCTACCGATTACGTTCATTGGAAAGATTTTGGCCATTCTTGCGCGCGCACTTGGGAAGAAGTAACTCAGGTCTGGCGTTGGGTTTATATGTCCAAGGACGCTGTGACGGAACGCTTTGGCAAGAAGGTTGCCAAGAAGGTATCGTTTAACAGCAGCCCGGACGGCCTGAGCAGATACGGCCAAAAGGAAAAGTCGAACGACAAGGCCAAGGTTTGCGAACTGTGGGACAAGGAAACCGGCAAGGTTTACTGGCTCACGGAAAACTCTGTGGACCTGCTAGACGAGCGCGATGACCCGCTTGAACTGGAAGGTTTTTTCCCGTGCGCCAAGCCGCTGTATGCCACGACTACGAGCGACAGCCTCATTCCGGTGCCTGACTTTATCCTGTATCAGGATCAGGCTAACGAACTCGACATCTTGACTGACCGCATCGACGGCCTAGTCAAATCCTTGCGCGTCCGTGGTGTGTATGATGCTTCGCAGCCAGCACTACAGCGTTTGTTGACTGAGGGTGACAACAATACGTTGATCCCAGTCGATAAATGGATGGCCTTCAGTGAGAAGGGGGGGCTTAAAGGCAGTATTGACCTTCTCCCCATCGAGACGCTGGCCTCCGCGCTCATAAATTGTTATCAGGCCCAAGCCAACATCAAAGGCCAAATCTATGAAATTACAGGCATTTCGGACATTCTTCGCGGCGCTGGTGCAGCGTCTGAATCCGCCACGGCCCAGCAGCTCAAGGGACAATATGCTGGATTGCGACTGCGCGCTATGCAAGAGAGCGTTGCTCTATTCGCAAGTGAACTCCTCAGACTGAAGGCGCAGATTATCTGCACTAAGTTCCAACCCGAAACTATCCTGCGTCTAGCTGCGGCTGACCAAATGGCGCCTGCTGATCAGCAGATGATTCCGCAAGCCTTGCAACTGATGCAGGATAGCCCCCTTCGTTCGTTCCGTGTTCAGGTCGCGGCTGACAGCCTTGTTCAGATTGACGAAAACCAGAACAAGCAAGAGCGCATGGAGTTCATGACTGCGTTCAGCAATCTGATGCGTGAAATGGTTCCGGCGACTCAGCAGGTGCCTGAAATGACGCCGATGCTCATGGAAATCATTAAGTACTCGGTTGGCGGGTTCAAGCAGGCCCAGACTATTGAGGGTACGATTGATATGGCTACTCGCCAGCTTGAGCAGAAAGCGGCGCAGGCGGCACAGAACCCGGCACCGAACCCCGAAGCCATTAAGGCTCAGGCCGTGTCTCAGGCGGCGCAGGTTAAGGCTCAGGC